GCGGTTGCGCAGCGGGCAGAAGTAGACCTTCTTGAAGGACGTGCCGCCGAACCCCAGCAAGAGGAACATGCGGTCTGTGTCCGGGTAGTACTCGGTCGCGGTTGAGGTCAGGTAATGGTTGAAGTCCTTCTCGAAGGCGTCAGCCATCCGGTCGCGCTCAGCCGAGCTGGTGTTGCCGTCGTCTCTGATCTTCACCGGGCCGTCGGTCGGCAGCATCTCAGAGCGGGCGTTGGCTTGGAAGCGCAGCACGGCTTCCTGCAAGAGCGGGTGCCGGACCTTGGACATCCCCTCGACCGGCGCACCGTCGTTGCTCCCTTGGATGCCGGGCAGCTCGATCTTGAGGCCCAGAAGCTTCATGCCCTGCGCGCGATCCTCGACCCACTCCTTGCGGCTCATCAGGTCGTCATCGATGCCGCGCAGCAGGTCTTCGGCGATGGAGCCCAGCTCCATGTCGGAGATGTCCTCGACAAGGTTGTCGAACCAGCCCGAAGGACCCTTCTCTTCGCTGTCCTCGATGGGCTTGCCGTCGAGCGAGACGGTGATCGATCCGTCGCCGTGGTCGATCCGCAGAAGCGCGCCGTCCTGATCGAACTCAGGGACATCTGCCTCCTCGTCAGCGTCAGCGACGGTCACATCCATCGGGCCGATTGCTGCGTCTTCAGTGTCATCTTGGAGCCGAACGGCAGGGCTCAAGCCGGGAACGAGCGACATATCATGGTCCCTTCAGGGGTATGGTTTGGGGCGATCTTATCAGGTCGCCTTCATTTCTTCCAGTAGAAGGTACGCACCGGCAAGGTAGTTGATCGCACCCAGCAATTCGCGCTGTGCAGCGTCCGGCTCCATGCGGCTGGCCTCCTGCGCCTTCTTGATAGCCTGACCGAGGCAAAAGCCGTGACCAACCATGCGGCCGATCTCCAACATTGGCTGCCGGTCGAAGGGCTTATCGTTCGCGTGGCGCTCTTTGCCCTTGCCGTTCGCGGACTGATCCAGAGCCAGATCAAGGACGCGGCGCAGGGGCTGGTAACCGTCGTCAGGCATGTCTTCCCACTTAGCCATTGCGCGCCTCCACCGGCCGATCCTCTTGGTTTTGATACTTTCCATCGTACGATGCATTGTCCACAGTGTGGTGGAAGATGACCTGCGCGATGCCTGCGCCCGCCGGGATCAGCAGGAAGTCCGACCCGTGATAGACCAGCTCAAGGGTCAAGAAGCCCTTCCAGCCCGGCTCGATCACGGTGTTGAAGACGGACAGCCCTCGCCGGGCCCATGTGCTCTTATCGTGCACGATGCCAACGAGATAGTCCGGCATGTCGAACTCTTCTATGGCCGAGGCGATGCAGAACCGCCCAGCCCGAGCCACGTCATCGACGTACACATGCGGGCCGGTGTGGCCCTGCCGAAACTCGATAGTCTGCTTGAGGCGGATGTCATAGCCCGCCTCACCCAGCCCGTGCGACACGCCGAACATCCGCTCCTTGGTGGGCAGCATGTTCTTGATGGGCGCAGCCTCGAGTAGGTATTTGCCGTTGAGGATCATGGTTACACCTTACCCTGCAGAGCTTCGGTGACGCGCCCCTGATTGACATGGAACAGGGCGGCGACGTGCTTGACGGACGCCCCCGGGTTTTCTTCTAGGTAACTCCGGATGTAGTATGCCAGTTCAGGGGTCAGCACATCGCTTTCGACCTTGGCCCGGCGCGGCTTGACAGTCTCTCGGGTCATGTGTGCCAGCGCGTTCTCCGCCATCAGGATCGCTTCCTTGATAGCTCTTTCACGCTCTGGCCCCGTCACGTCGGGTCCAAGCGCCTTGCTGAGCCCCTCTAGCTGCAGCCGCAACACCTTACGCGCCCACGGAATGTCGCTGCTCATTTGCCAAGAGCCCCCCGCTCCAACGCTGCAATCCGGTCCTCGTGGCTCTTGAGCAGCTGATGCAGGCGCAACCACGCCTGAATGTCATCATCAGCGCTGATGCCGAGCTCCTTCTGAATTGCCAGCTGCTGGCTCTGCCGAGCCCAACGCAGTTCGCGCTCCATGTCGGCTTCATGAACGACAACAGCTGCAGTGCCGCCAAACATCTTTCTCCAGAGCCAATCGATCATTTCCGCAACCCTTCCCGCGCGATCCGCACAATGCGCTTCACGGTGGCGTTGCTGGTGGGCTTCTCCTCCGCGACGATGTCCTGCAGCGCGGTGTTTAGCTTGTTGGATCGGTCCATAAGACGGCGCACCTCTCCCTGCAAGTCCGTGTTGTGGCGCTCACTGGCGTAAAACCAACCTGCCTCCACGTCCAGCTTTTTACGCAGCCGCCTGATCTCTTTCCACGGGTTCCAGATCATTCTTACCTCCTAGTTCACGGTCATGGTTTCTTGTTCGCGCAGCACCCAGTCGCTCTCAGTGGCGATCCGGATGACCCGCACGATGGTGTTCAGCATGTTGGACGAGGCCTCGAGGTTGTCCATGAAGACGACCGTGCCGTGCTCGCCAAAAATGCGAATGGTCTCTTTCACGCTGCCGAGGTCGTCGATCACCTCGCCCTGCGGCAGCTTGCCAGCCAGTTCTGCCTCGATGGGCCCGGTCGGCCCCACACCGAAGAACGGAAGGATGTCACCAGTTGGCGCGTACTCAGCGATACCGGCGGTGAAGGCGGCGGTCTTGCCGCCCAGCAGAATGACACTCAAAGGTCGCCTCCCAGCTCTTTGACAAATTTCTGGATGCCCTCGCGAGCTGCGTCGTCGTCATTGGGGTGCCACGCATCGTACACGCGGACGATGCCCTCGTGCTCACCCCTGCCGGTGACGGTAACAGTAACAACAAGCGAACCGGTCACGCACCGGTCGACGGTTGCATCGCATAGTACGCGCTTCATGGGATGTGGCCTCCTACATCTTCAGGAGCGATAAATTCACATTCCCGCTGTGATGTCAAATGCCATAGAGCGAGGTGTCGGTGTTGCCGGTAAACTTCTGGACGTCCTCAAGCTCGGCCATGCGCTCAGGTGCGCGGGTCAGAAGGCCGATCTGGCGCAGGTGGCCCACGCTCATCGAGACGGTGTCGACGAGGTCGTCGTTCTTGCCCTTGGGGAAGACAGAGCACTGCCGGATCACAAGCTCGGCCCAGTCCTTGTCCGGGGCATAGACCATGCCCTCGGCGAAGATGTGCTGGACGGCATACAGGCGGGCCATCTTGTCGAGGGTCTTGGGGTCGTACATCTGCACACCGAAGTCCTCGCTGGCCATCAGGCGGCGCACTTCCTGCGCCACGCTGTGACCGGCGGCCTTGTTCTCGATCAGAAGCTTGTCGACCTTCATGCGGCTGCAGGTCGACATGACCTTCTCGGCCAGCTCATGCAGCTCCAGCTTGGCCTGCCATGCATACATCAGCATGAGCTTGGGTACCGGCCCAAGGCTCTCGGACTGGTAGCTGGTGCGCAGTTCGATGGTTCGGCCGTACCGGTCGACCGAACGTGTGGCTTGCACCTCATCCGACCCGGAAAACACGCCCCAGACCGTCAGGGCGCTGAAGTCGTTCTCGGCCTTGGTGGTGTATGCTGTATCGAGGCTGGCAATGACGTACTCGATGCCCGGGTATTCCTTGCGATCCCACAGCTGCCACCAATGGTCCTTGATGATACCGCCGCCGCGAGGCTCGGGCTGCTGCTGATACTGTCCCGCTGTAGCGTACGGACCCATTGCTGCTTCGTCCCGGTCGACCACATCCTCGGGGAAGCGGTCAGGGAACAGAAGCTCACCCTCTTCCTCGCGCGGATCGGCGTAACCGAGCATGGTGGCGCTGGCCCGGGTCGGGTCGTAGCGCATGGGCAGCATGATGTGGTCATAGCCCATGGCGTTCGACAGGATCACGCCCGAGACGTCCTCCTCGTGCAGGCGCTGCATCACCACGACAATGGCCGATCTGTCTGGGTTGTTCAGGCGGCTTGTGACAGCTTCCTTGAACAGCTGGGTCACCGTGTTGCGCTGGGCATCGCTGTTCGCGCCGCTGACGCTGTGCGGGTCGTCGATGATGACGCGGTCTCCACGATAGCCGGTGATACCCTCGAACGCGCAGGCCTGCCTCGAGCCGGTCGCGGTGGTTTCGAACTTGCCCTTGGCATCCTGATCCGGCGTCAGCTGGACGATGTCGCCCCAGTGACCCTGATACCACTCGGACTTGATGAGGCGGCGCATCTTGACGCTGTCGCGCAGCGCAAGCTCTTGGCTGTGGCTGGCGCAGACGTACCGCATGTACGGCATCTTGCGCGGGCCCCACTCCCACGAGGGCCAGAACACGCCGATCAGCAGGGACTTCATGGTGCCCGGCGGCACGTTCACCAGCAGGCGGTTGTAGAACGTGTCGTCATCGAACTGGTGACCATCGGTGATGGCCTCGAGGTGCGCGCAGATGAAGTCGATGTGCCAGCCGTGCGTGTACGGCTGGCCCGGTTCGATCACATGCCACGCGGCCTTCACAAACTCAGCCAGCGAGAGTTCGCACTTGCGCTTCTCGATGACCTTTATGAGAGCCGCAGGATCGACCGCAAAGGGGAGATCAATCTTTCCCAAGCGACTTCTGCAGCGCAGCCCCCAACACCTCCCGCTCATCAAGCGAAAGGTT